TCATCGACAAGCGTAAGCACTCCGTTCACCCATTCGGCTTTTTTGCCGTTGGGTATCTCAATCGTTATTGTCTTGTTGCTCATTTTGAATTTTATTTAAGCGTTGAATTATCTTCTTTGTCTACCTTACGGCATTGTTGAGCCGTGTACTTTTTGCGAGAGCGTCCGCACTGACATTCTCCATTATCAGCGGGAGTGTCCGCAATAGCGTAGTGATTATGTCATTCGGGATAATTCTCATAGAAAAGCAATATTTCCCTCTTTCTCCTGCCATTTCAAGCATTTAGGCGATGTATGCGAGATATACGCATTCCATGTTTTAGCGAGAAGATTACTGCGGACAGGCGCAATCATCTTCTGTAATGCAGTCTTATCACGGATAAGCATATTACGATAAAGATTGATTGCAGGACAATCGTTATATGTCCCAATGCACAAAGAGCTGAAAAATGCTTCTACGTGAGCCTGTGAATGTTTGAGCACTTTGATTAGATATGCCATGACAGCATATATCTCGCTATGCTTAATTATGCGTCCTGCTTCATAGAATTTTATCGACACCCGATAGAGGTCTTGATAAAATTCGGGAGTGCGCTGATATTCTGCAAGCAAATCATAAGGGGTAATCTTATTTGAACGGTATGCAGAACAGCCCACGAATATATTTCTGCCTTTTTCTAACATCCCGAGCTTTCCCAATCCAGCGGCAATGGCTTTCGCGTTCTTCACACCTGCGATAGTGAATATATCGCCAGCGGAACGCCCTCGCGTCAAATCTATAGTCTTAAACGCTTCTTCACTGATACCCCTCGTTACTACGGTTTCTATTGAAGTACCACTTTTGATGATAGCATATAAGCGATGCTGTCCATCGAGTAACTTTCCATTATCTGCAAAGATTATCGCTTGACCATTCATTTGCCATTGACCACGACTCATTTGGTCTGCAAGCACATCAACGCTTTTATTCGCGAGAGAGCGATTGAAAGTATTATATTTCAAATATTCTTTCGCTATTTCGGGCGTGATAGTTTCTACTTTACTACTAAACATAATTCTTGATTTAATACGGTTCTTTATTCAGTTGTAGCGTTAGCCCTTTCCTTGCGATATACACAGGCTTTCCCGATACCTCTTCGGCTTCCCTCTTGAATTGCTCCGCATCGCTGTTATTGCCGCTCAAATGGAGCAAAATAACCTCGTTGACGGCTGACAGGTCATTGCACCGCAATATCCCTTTTGCCGTCTGCAATTCCATGTGGGAGTGAAGCAGACGCTCTCGCATACCAGCAGGGACAATCGCATTGTCGATATTGTATTGCAGGATAGCGTCATCATAGTTGGCTTCAAGCATTATATGATTGAGCTTTGGCAACCGATATTCAAGCATCATCGTGTCTGTGATGAAAAGCAGCTTCCCGATTTCGTCATGCTCGATTATAAAGCCGACGCACGGCACATCGTGGACTACCGAGAGGGGCAATATTTTGAACCCTCCCACCTTGTAGCCGCGCATCGGCTCTATCTCCTTGCAGAACGCTCGGTTGGCGATGCCCTTGCTCTCGAATACATCGGGCAGGGCAAGCACCGTTATACCGCTTTTCAGATAATCGCAAATGTATTTGGCATGGTCATTATGTCTGTGGCTCACCAAGCAGCCCTTGATGTTCGATATTTTGAATTTGAGAGCCTTTTTCACTTCGAGCATGGGAATACCCGCCTCAATGATTAAGACCTCGTCAGAGCGCAAGGAATGCAGTATATAGCAATTCCCCGAAGATGAGCTGCCGAGACATTTCAGAACCATAGCCAAATACTTTCTTGAAAGGGTCAATATCCAGGCTCGGCAGGAGCGGAGGCGGCAGCGTCCGCATCGGCGGCTTGCTGCTCCGTCTTGATTTCGCCAGTCTCTGTATCTACCTCCTCGTATGAGACTTCCGCAGAAATCTCCTGCTTGTTGGCGTTCTCCGCGATTAGCCCATTGCGGTCTTGCTCGTCTATCTTCTCATCGGCGGCGACGGCATCCATCATCTCAACGGATAGGTGTCCGTATTTCGAGAGCAGACGGCGGACAACGGTCTTTATCGCCATGTCGTTGAAGTTTCCCTCCCAGCCTACTTGCTTGCTGACGTTGCCGTCGTTGGCTTTCGCCATAAGCTGCTCAACGGTGGTGTCTTTGCGGATGCTCGGAGAGTAACGCTTCGCATACTTCGCCATCTCTGCAAGCGGCACATATAGCGTCTTGTTGAAGCCATTGAGAAGCTCGAAGTAGCAGAAATAGCCGACAATCTTGTCTGACTTCCTCTCTCCGTCAAAGGTGATTGTGCCTGTGAGCTTGTTCACGCTCCGAAGCTCGCCCTCATAGACGCAATCGGCGTTGATTGTGCGGTAACGCCCCGTGCGCATGGCGAGCTGGATATACCCCTTATAGCCGAGTATGAAAGTCGGCGTAGGCACTTTCACCCATTGTCCGTTGGACTGCTTGACGCTGTTGTTATAGACAACGATGTAAGCGAAGCCGAGAGCCTTGTTGAGCGGAAGCTGCAATACTGCCGCTTTCAGAGCCTCGCATACGAGGGAGTTGGTGTTGCACGTCTGCAAGGCTTTGTCGCCATTGTAGAGGTCGATGAGCGAAGCGACGAAGCTGTCTTTATGCTCGCCCAATGCGTTCTTGAACTGCTGCTGAACACTGTCAGCTTTGAGAACCGCCGCGAACTGCGCGGAACTCGTCTTTTGAATTTGTGTATTTGCCATAAAGCGTTGAATGATTAAATATTGAATAAATCTCTTTCTTTATTATCGTCAGAACTGATTACAAGCTCCTTATCCTCCGTCACCACAAGACGGATAAGCTGCGATTGGGTAGGCTGCAAGCGGTTTACCGCCTCGGCGTTGTCGATTATAATCGGAGCGGAAACGCCCATGTTCTTGCTGATAGCGTTGATGATGTCAATGCCAGCGTTGATGCGCATCGCATTGTTGAGGTCAGAGTAAGGCACTCCATTGACCGTAGCCTCGCACGTCTCGACCTCGCCGCCGTTTATCTGCTGCTCAAACATCTTGAAGCGCACAAGCTCGAACATTCCGTTTATACGCTGCTCGATAGCCTCAATCTTCGCCTTGCTGAACGCCGCGATGGTGAACTCCTTGCCCTCCAATTCCGCAAGCTCTTCCGACTGCTTGCGCAACTGCTGTTGGAGCTCGGCAATCCGCGCATTGTTGCGCTTTATCACATCGAGCTTGGAGAGGCGGCTTTTAAGCTCGTCAATCGCCTCTTGCAACACACGCTTGCCGTTTTTCAACTCCGCATCATCGGAAGCGGCTGCGGGCTTGTTTGCCTCGGCGGTCAGTTCCTCTATCTGCTGTGTCAGAGTCTTGTATTGCTCATCCTCTACCACGGTCAGCATTGCATTGGGCATCTCCAAGACCGTATAATTGGCGACCTCCTGCTGCTTCATCGTGATTTCATTGTCGTAACCCTCGATGTCGCTTTGCAGCTTCGCAAGCTCCGTCTCAATCTCTTTCATCGCCTCGGTATTATTCTTTCCAATAGCTACGTTTTCATTGAGCCGTATAGCCTTGCGGGCGTTGAACACGCTTTGCATCTCTGCTCGCTTCGCCTCTATGTCATCGACTTCGAGCGGACGCTTGCAGGTAGGGCAGACAAAATCGCTATCCTTGAATGTAAGTGTTTCGGCGTTGATGGCTCGCCATTCGGCAATCAGGCTCTCACGGCGTGCCTTGCAGTCGGCAAGTTCTTTCTCGTAGTCCTTGCGGCGTTTCTCGCTGTATTCCCTGTTGCGCTGCAAGTCCTTGATTTCATTCTCGGTCTGCTGACGCTTGCCCAATTCCTCGCGATACTTCGCCTGTACCTCCTGCGTGATTTTCATCTCTATCTTTGCGCGTTCCTGCTCCAGCTCACCTATCTTGCGCAATGCCGATAACTTGCTTTCGTTGGCGGCTGCGACTGCTTTTGCCGCATCCGAAAGCTGACCCTCGACCTCGGCGAGCTTCGCCTGTTTGTCGGCAAGCTCCGCCTCCAATGCAGACCAGTCCTCCGCTTCTGGAACATCACGCTTGCGCTCGTCTATCCTTTCGGGTATAGCCTCTATCTCCGCCTTGATGCGGCGTTTCTTCGCTGCTATCTCTCGCTTGTACTCTTCGAGCGTCTTGCCCGTGAGGTTGGCGAGCAACGCCTTGAAGTCATCGTTGCCAGCGGCAATATCCTCATCCGACACGCCGCCAGCCATACGGAACAGCATAGCCCTCTGCACATCGGCTTTCTGCTGCGAGAAATACAATGGATTGGTGATGAACTTGAAAACATCTTCGGGGCAGATTTCGGTAATCTTGTCCTGCCATTCCTTGACGGAGCAAGGCACGTCATTATAGAGCCTTTCTTCCGTGTTGCCAGTGAACTCCTCCACGGCAGTGCCGCGCTTCTTCGTCCATTTCTCGTTGAACCTGCGGCAAAGGGTGACAATCCAGCCGTCCACATTGAGGGTCGCACTGACCTCGTGGGGCAATCTCTCAATATCCCTGCCGTCGGCATCCTTTGTCTTGATGCCGAAGCTCTTACGGTCGAGGCTATCCTTGCCGAACAAGAGCCATGTGAAAGCGTCAAACACTGTCGTCTTTCCGCTTCCGTTGCGCCCGCAGATTGAAGTCTGACGCTCGCCGAAAGTCACGGTGAGGTCTCTAACTCCCTTGAAGTTGAGCAGGCGCAATTCCTTGATGAATACATTGTGTGCCATACGTTGAAATTATTTGAATGATTAAAACTTGCGATTGGTGACGGCGTAGGTCGTACCCTTGCATTCCATTTCCTGCATCGTCGGGATGCGCTCCTGTGTCTGCCAAAGCTCAATCTCGCTTTTCTTGAAATAGAGCTTTGCGCCCTGCCTGTAATAAGGTATGCTGCGCTCGCTCGTGAGATGCCGCACACGGCTCTCCGATATGCCCAGCAACAGGGCGACCTCCCTTGTGTCGAGGACTTCTTTCGAGCCGAGCAGCACAAGCCGCTCGATGCGCTCCAGCCTTGCATCCACCGTCATGCTCATATATCCTCCTCGTTGATGAGTTGCGTCATTTCGGGTATCACGCCCTTTGCCTCCCATTTGCTGATGAGCTTATACCAAGCCCACCAAGCGAGGACGGCGATGGCTTTCGAGAGCAGCATATCGGCGAACCAAGTCTTGCTGTCATCGGCTGGAACGCCGAACAGGGCTACCGTGCCGACCGCTGCGATGGCGAACAGTACATAGTACCGCCAATTCAATAGAGCCTTTTTCATAGCCTTGCCTCCTTTCAGAAATTCATATCGGCATCCACCACCGACATATAGACTTTGATACTGCGGTTTCCCTCCGACACGAAGCCTATCGTGTCATCGGTGTTCACCTCGCCGTTGCTCATCGCCTCGTTCCGAGCCGTGAACAGCGACTTGAAATGCTCGCACATCTCATCCGTTATCGGGAACGAGATTGTCTTTGAGGGTCTGCGTCCGCTCATTTGGCATTCGCATACAATGCGCATCTTCTTCATAATGCACCCTCCTTTTCTTTTTTCGGGAATAGCGCGTCAATCGACACGTTCAATTCCTTTGCGATGATTGACTGCGCCAACTCATCGGGCGTTTGCTGCCCTGCAAGCCACATCCGCACGGTGTTCTCCGAGCGATGCGTTAGGCTCGCCATCTTCGAGACGAAAGCCTGCGCCGCCGTAGGCTTGCTTTTTTCTTCCTCGTAGAAGTCGAAGAAACTTTTTGCTTTCATTGTTCTTTTATTTTTAGCATTAACTTTTCGCTTGTTAAGCACTTATTTATTATCTTTGCACCCAAATTTTCATTCGATGCGGCAATTACTTTTCGTATTGCGTTGCAAAGATAAGAACAAAAATTCTTATAAGCAAGATTACAAGAAGAAATATTCTTCTTTTAGGTCTTTTTAAGAATTTGTTTGAGAATTTACATTCTTATAATATGGAAAGAAAAGAAAGACTGAAAGAAGCCTTTGACTACCTAAGAGGGAAAGGTTTAGTGCATACACAAGCAGATGTTGCGGACAGGATGAAAGCGTCTCGTCCGAATGTTTCAAGCGCATTCAATGGCGATGCGAAGTGCCTAACTGACAAGTTTCTTATTCGCTTCAACCGTGCGTTTGGTCAAATCTTCAAAGAGGATTGGTTGTTGCACGGTGATGGAGCAATGCTCCGTCCTACGCAAAGTATCGGGGATATCTCGAACAGCAACGTGTCGGGCGTGAATGTGAGCGGAACGGACATACACATAAACCCCGACGCATACAGCACCCTCTTGGAAATTGTCAAGGTCAATCAAAAGACGACGGAGAAATTTCAAGAACAGATAGACCGTATGCTGACAATAATAGAAAAGACACAAAAGATATGACACAGCAAGAATTGGCGGTATTCTTGTGCGAATACGAGAATAGGGAACGCATTTATAAAGACAGCAGCCGTATTTGCCAAGAGACAAAATCATTCGAGGTGTTCCAGCGGCGATATGACTGCATCGTGGAATATGTGCGATGGAGCTTTGATGTGAAGAAAAATGGCGCACCGATAACTATCACCCATAATGAAGAGGATGCTGTTAATGAAGTCTTGCGTTTCTACAACTTCCACTGCGCCCGCATATCCGCTTTAATTGCGGATGGGGCAAAGACAGCAAAGACCAAGAAAAAGGCATTTGATGCCATCTTCGCAATCCTGCCGACATTGAAAGATGCGGAAAACAAGACGGAGGTGCAACAGAAAATCAACAACATATTGCGGCAAATAAACACATAATATAATGAAATCAGAAGAAATCAAGGCTCTGTTTGAGCAATTCGAGAGCATTGTGTGCGTGTACGACGGCGTGGAGTGCTGGAGCGCACGGGAAATGTGCAAGCTGCTTGGCTATGCCAAGTGGGAGAAGTTTTGCAATGTCATTGACAAAGCGAAATACGCCTGTGAACAGGCGGGGATGGTGGTTGAGCATCATTTTCCCCACGTGGGGAAAATGATAGGGCTTGCGAAAGGTGCACAGCGTGAAATTGACGATTATCTGCTGACCCGCTACGCCTGTTACCTCATCGCGCAGAACGGCGACCCGCGCAAGCCGCAGATAGCTTTCGCGCAGAACTACTTCGCCGTGCAGACACGCCGAGCGGAACTGGTGCAGAAGCGCATACAGGAATACGAGAGGGTCAAGGCTCGCGCCAAACTCGCCGAGACGGAGAAGCGGCTTTCGGGCGTTCTTTATGAGCGTGGCGTTGACAGCAAGGGCTTTGCGTTGATACGCTCAAAGGGCGACCGTGCCTTGTTCCGCCTTGATACGGCATTGCTCAAGCGCAAGCTCGGCGCGCCCGACAGCCGCCCGTTGGCGGATTTCCTGCCCACGATAGGCATCAAGGCAAAGGATTTCGCCGCCGAGATGACCTCCGTAAACGTACAGCAGAAAGATTTGCACGGCCAGCGTCCTATTGAGCAAGAACACGTTGAGAACAACGCCGCTGTGCGTGATATGCTCATCAGCCGTGGCATATACCCCGAAATGCTTCCAGCGGGAGAGGACGTGAAGAAAGTTGAACGCCGTCTGAAAGCGGAGGAAAAGAAACTGTCAGAAAACAAGAAAGGAAAGAAATAATCATGAGAAAGATTTTATCATTCATCGGCATTGCGATATTTGCGCTATCCTTTGCCGCTTGTGGCTCTGATGACGATGAGCCAGCAACAGACGCTTCGGTTGAGGCATCCGCAAAATTTAATGGTCAATGGAAGAGCGAGGACGGTATAGAGATTTATACCTTTACCTCTTATTCAGCAACAAAAGAGATTACAAGCACCTACGGCGTAGGAATGACATTCAACGGAACGTTGCATACTTCTTATAATGGCTCTTTCAATTCAGAGCTTGATTATTTCTATATGGTAAAGCCCGACGAAAAGAAACTCTGCGCTTGGAGTATGACGGACGATAAATCGCATTGGTCGCCTGTCATCTATAAGGAGTTCAAATATGAGTTCTCTGATAACTCAACGCTTATACTTGATGATACAGATTATACTTTCGGGAAAGAAACGTTTATTAAGCAATGAGCAGACGGCGGGCATACAGCGAACAGACCCTTGCGATAATGCGGCGGTATTTCTCGGCTTTTGACGCTGCAAAGGCAAACAAACTCTTTACCTCCGTGACGGCGTTCTGCGAGGGCTATCATATCGACAAGCGGCATTTCTACGCACAGAGGGCTGACCTCGGCAAGGGCTATTTCGAGGTGTCGTGGCT